CGCAAGGAACCTCTCATAGAATGAAAGGTCAAACGCATCGAAATAAACCTTCTGTGATTTCTCTATGCCCTGTGCCAAATAGTCCGTATTGTACGCGCGGAACACGCGCGGAGACCCCCAATACGTCTTTTTGGACACTGGCTCTACTGTTTCATCAACAGTCTCGCCGGACATCTCCTGAAACTCATATCTTGCGAACCTGATCCACGGCCACGAGGCAAGTTTTACGCACTTGTAGAAACGGTTGACGTTTCCACGTGCTGAAACTTGTATAGCCGTGGGACGTTGTGAGATTATGTTCAACGTCCTATGATAATGCCTCGTATGCAAAATCAATCTACGTTTCGACTTAGCAAACTTAGTACCCTCGTACGAATCAAACATATCCTGACCCTCATCGAAGAATATGTGGCAGTCATTCAACTTGGAGAGCCAATCAACGAGATCAGCAGTCGTGTTGTAGCTCTCCGGATCGAAATAATGAAGATTCTTCGCACATGGGATTCTATAGTAGCGCCGCCTAAAGAAAAAAAAGTTGATCGCCGTAATAAAAAGGGACTTCCTATCGTCAAAGTCTTCGACGACGATATGCCAGTTGGCATAGACAACCTTGCCTTGTTTGAGCAAGTCAAGGATGTCTGATGTGGCTGCATACGTCTTACCATTGCCAATCAACCCATAGTACATATTTATCGCACCCTCTGACGCTGAAAAAACATCTATGAGATCGTTCGCAAGCACTTGTTTTCCGTACTCTTTTTCGTCGTTCATTTTTTGTACTTAGGCGGCTCACCGTCGCGAATGAAATCATCCGCTTCTTCCTCTACACATTCAGCCCAAGAATAAGACAGCCACCCGATCGCGGCTCCTATCAAAATCGCACCTATGATCCAAGCTATGTTCATGTCAGTTAACATCATGCGATATCATCCTTGACCCGAATATCGCCTTGCCTATCTTCAAAAGAATCTCGAAAGGAACGATAACATAGAGAAAAACATCCCAAGCAGTCTGTGCATAGGGGAACGTTACCATAAAAGCGTTCCATACACCAACGACAGAGTACAGAAAGCCTGAAACAGCTTCACCTATGAAGGGTATGTCAGCCACAGTCACTTGCGGAAACCACTTGAAAATCATACCCAAGATCACAAGCACTACGTTTATGAGAAGAAGGACTATCATTTATTTTTTCCGAAACTAGGAATCATACCGGCGCCGAGGATACGCCGGAGCATATAAAGCACAGCTAGCAAATACACAACAATCTTCCAATAACCATTTGTGATCTCAAAAAATGTCTCTGTGGAGGAAGCTGATTCATTCGCGAACGCTGACGTAGTCGCGTTCAGAATATAATCAAGAGAGTGTGCTAGCTCCACATGTATGGACGACCCAGACCCTGCCACACCATCGGGAATCGTAGCGTCTATGAGAGGCAAGGAACTCTCCGTTGTTGTGGACAAAATAGCTATGAGATCGGTGACATACCCCATAGGGAAGCGCGTAAGGACATTTTGATACAACGTATCAAGAGAACGAGACAGATACACGGAATCCGGCACAAAAAGGAACGCTAAACATTGCATAGGATCGAAGCCTCCCAAGGGAACACACGAACGCGCAAGGGCCGACGTAGTCGTAGCTGTTGTAGACGCAAATATATTGTTCATCTGGGCAAAAGAATCCTGTGTGATCTGACCGATGAACGTAGAAGTGCCCACAATGAACTGCGTATTTGCCTCTATATGAACGCCCCCGATCGGCTGAATGAACGTACAAACGCCAAGGACTGTAGCACATGAATCAAGAAGCGCATTGAACCTGTAGTTGCCCTCGCCTAAAATCGTCGTCGTTGAGAAACTAAAGACCCCTGCTTCGGTGATCGTTCCAAAATACAGAGACAGATCGGAAGGAGAGAAGAAAGAAGCCGCACCGATGACGTTCTGGTCTACGTTATGCAATTCAATGCGCACATTCAGGATGTTTCCTACATCCTGCGGAGCTATGTACGCCTTGAAATTGAACGTAACCGGATTTTGCGTCGTCGTACCATTATCCGGCTCCATTTGGATAATCCTCGTTTCGCCGGACGCCGCCGTCAAAACACCGTCATCGAGAACAAAGAAATAGGCATTTTCAGGCACATCGTAATACGCAAAGCCAGTTGTATCTTTGATCATCACGTAATACGTCCCAGTGTTGGGGATCGCTTCATTGATCGCATTTGGACTAATCGCAGAGCCTAGGATAGGAATACCTGCACCATATTGAGCAACGAATGTAGGCTCATCATACGCCTGTGTTTCAATCGTGGTAGTTGCAATCATCCAAACAGAGTTGATCGAGGACGTTGCGTGAAGCACAGCACCATCATAATGATACGTCACTGCCGCGCGCGCTGGCATAACACCTATGGATAGTGCCCCTACAATCACAAATGCCGCGCTTGCTATGATTTTTCTCATAAGGTAAAATAGTAGTCCAAGCCATAAAGCCGCCTAAAAGGGCGGTTTTATGTTGTCTAGCGACCAATGCCCATGAACTTGTGGGCCAAACGCCACATCAAGTAAATGAAGGCAATTCCAAGAAGGAAGGGCCACGAGACCTGCACGAGCCAGAGTCCGAAGTCCACAGCCGAGCCGACCAGTCCGACGAAAATGTCATAAATCGTCGAGGCATTCAACCCAATAGAGGTAAAGACCGCCGTTGAAGTTGAGGTTAGTGTAGGCACTTTAGAATTGTGTTATGTGTTTTCATTGAGTGAGAAACTAACCACCGACTTCGACCAACCCGAACGCTAACGCGCTCATGACAGGCCGAGCGGACGAGAGGGCGAAATCTCTCGTCTGCTCGAGCTACCATTTGAAAAAGGACAACATTTTGAACAACAACCACAAACCCATAGTGATGAGAGGAGCCGCCATGCACATGTAAAGGATATCCGTGCTCATTGCGTTATTTCACTTATGATGCCCCTCAAAAACTCAAGCCCGATCGCAAGAAACTTGAAAAGAACGAGGAACAGAGTGATCCCTCCAAAAATGAAAAGGAAGTAAAAAACGAGCATTAGCGCCATGGTTTTCGTGTCGACATCATGTTATACATAAAGCCTATGACCATGAGGCCTAACATGACGATGATTATGCCAAGCTCAAACCCGACGCCTCGAAGAATATAGTCAGTGCTTGTTGCGGATGAGGAAGCTGATCCACCTCCTGATGTCGGTGGAGTAGCACATCCGCTATCTCCCTGGGCAAGAAAAACTACTTCGGCACCGGCCCCACAATTGTTATTGACTACAAGATCATCACCAAAGGCTTGAGCACCGTTTCTTTGGAACCTGATTTCAGACGAGGTATAGCCTGACCATGGTGATGTAGCTAGATTGTAGGTACAAGGAGCTTGTGGGTTCACATCTGGGTAGCACTCTATGGGGTTTCCACCTCCGTTATCAGTGATTTTAAGGCCATAGATGGTGTTGTTATGGACTGGCGTATCAATGGTGATCGAAGTCCCAGAGCTAACGATCGTATAGCCGGAGGTGACCCCATCTGTATCAGTGCCCGAAACATAGGCAAGGGCAGGAAAGGCCGGAAGAAGTGCCAACCCTGCCAAGAAAAAGGCCCTATATCTCATTTTAGGCCTCGAATACGCTCCAAATCACGATAAATAATGCGAAGCCAAGACACTATCTCTTGCGCGTCCTGATGTCTCAAGTCCTCAATAACCGCATCAGCCGCTTCAAGAGAAGTCGAGGCCATAAGACTCTGAACACGACTCTGTTGAGCCGCAGGAGACATAAGCACCCGATCCACAGAAACAGGCTCGGCGATCGCCGGATCCTCCTGTGCAGACGCAGAAATCACGTCCCAAACAAGCACGAACACAAAAGAAACCGCGACAGTACCAAACACAAACCCGAAAACATGAATCCAGTTCTTTTTGGTCATGCTTTTATGACAAGCATTTTCTGCTTGCTTTTAATCTCGTTCATTAGATTGAAAACGTACCCGATCCGATGACCACCACGAGGCCCGCTCTCCCTGCAAATCAAATCCCAAGCGGCGGCGATCTCTGCGATGATCTTCTCTTTATGAGGAGTGTCGTTTTTCTCCATGCCGCAAGTATACTCTCATGCAAAAAAAAGTTATCCACACCCCGAAACTACGTTTCCGGCCGCAACCCCATGGAAAAACACATTTTTCTTTATTGAAAAATGAGAAACAGAGAAAAACCCCCCAAAAAACAGAAAAGAGAAAAACGAATTTGCACGCCAAAAAAAGGTACTCCATTCAGGGAGCCATTCATGGGCTAAGCTAAAATGGCACGTCTGACGGGGCTGTAGCGTCAGTGGAGGCCTTTTTTTTGCTCGCTCCGGTTTGTGGCCGCTTAAGCGGCCACAAACCGGAAAGAACAGCCCACAGCGCAAGGAACCTCTCATAGAATGAAAGGTCAAACGCATCGAAATAAACCTTCTGTGATTTCTCTATGCCCTGTGCCAAATAGTCCGTATTGTACGCGCGGAACACGCGCGGAGACCCCCAA